GCGTTGCGCTCGGTTGCTGAATAAACACCTGCGCCTGTTAGCGTTGCAGACATTGCAATACCGATTGTCATCGGAGTGCCATATGTGTTACCAAAGTAATCAGTTGTAGGTGCGTCGGTTGTTGTCCCGTATCCAATAAGTTGGTTGAAAACAGTAGGTGCTGGTTGATTAGATGAGAACGCTCCGGCTCCTGCCTGAGCCATAGTGTCACCATAAATCAATGGATTATTAGCCACAAAACTGTTCGCACCAGCACTAACATTTGTGCGATTTGCGGAAAAACCATACATAAAAAGGTTGTAGTCTTCTATTAAATTTCCTCCAGTGCTGCCAGTTAAGTACTGAAGTATAGAATTAATTATTTTTGCTTGATTTGCGACAGTGCCTGTTACAGTGGCAGTGCCGTTGCCATAAATATTTGACAAAATAATGTCAGTTGCATTATTACAAGTTATTTGTATAGATGCATTCGACCTACTGTTGTTCAGCACAATGTTATACATTTTAAATGATGACGCATATGATGTACTGTGATTACCAAATGTGACAGCAATAGCTGGGTTATTAAATGCACCAGCTGTTAATGATGAATTTAAAAGTTGAGTATTTGCGTTTACCCCAGCGGTAAATGTAAATGTTACTGGATTTGCATTACCTGCGTGTGGATAAAAATGACAACCATCTATAATTAGGTTGTGGCAAGCAGACATAGAGATGCCACCAATTACTAGATATTTTAGGGTGATGTTATCTTTACTCGTTGCCGTAATTCCTAGGCTAACATTAGACAAGGATCTGTCTGCAATATTAGAAATATGTACAGGCCCCGGTGCTATCGTGTAACCAAACTGTGCCGAAGATGGGTCACCGATAACGCTAAGTGTGCTAGATGGTGCAACAGCGATTGTGAGACCAGCATATTTCCCCGGTGCAATGTAGATGGTGTCGCCACCTGTCACACCGCTTGCTGTACCCGTACCTCCAAGGGCATGAGCAACGGTAGCCCACGCCGCGCTAGTACCTGAACCTGTGCCAGTGTTAGTATTACTACCGTCTGTTCTTACGTAGTATGTAGCCATTATTCGGCAGTCCCATTCACGATTTCAGATGCCATAATCCCAGCAAACATATTGACGTAAGTTTCCTGAAATGTGCTATCTTGTTGCACCCACCACTGGTTGAGCGATGTTCCATCTGGCCCGAATGACGCCAACACCTGATTATTGTTGTCGGTGATGTCACCGTACAGAATCCAGTCAGTACCATCCGGAGTACGCTCTGCTCGGTAGTTCATAAGGTTTACTGGTGTCATTTGCCCACCTTCAAACTGTTCGCATTCGTACCCTTGAACGGCATCGTGAGGAAAGCCAGCACACTAGACACCGCAGCGGAGACACCCGCCGCTACCGCCTTGCTCCCGTAGAGTGCAAGCACTGCGCCGAGCTCGCTGATGTCGTGTGCTTCGCTTGTGCGGATGCCATCGCCGAAAACGGAAGTAAATGCAGCTGTAAAAGCCACGATCACAACGACCACGAGTCTCTTGATTGATATGCTGTTCATCTTTGTATGATCGCCTCCAAAGCGCTGACCTTGTTCTCAAGTTTACCGAGCCGTTGCTCGATGCGGCGCACTTCCTGCTGCTGTCCATCGAGCGTCGAGATGATGTGTGCCACCTGAGTCTCCAGTCGCGTCAGCCTGACCTGTATAGCCACCCATGCGGCACCGATACTAGTAACGGTTATAAAGGCCTGTATGCCAATGGGAACCCACGCCTCTGCCGTCATGATGTCCGCTCCACCAGCCCTACGTGCTGTACAAGTAATTCTGTTTGCCCAAAGTCTGTCCCGATCACATCGTAATATTTCGAGTCATCACCTACCCGGTAGACCCTATCCTGCGGCATGACATCAGCCCCTACAGCGACTATCAGCGTCCACTGTGCAGATGACTGGATGCCACCGCCTACAATGCTCTCTGTGTCGCTTTGGTTGGTTAGCCTGCCGTTGTACTCGGCAACCTTCCGCCATGTCTCAGTAGCACCGCCCCTGCCGTCCTCGGTAAGCGTGAAGCGGTGAATCTCTACCCGGTCTTGGCAAAGGTTGCGTACCATGCCGGCTTGCAGGGTTGCGCGGAGGATAGGGCTCATGCGAACACCAACGGGCGATATCGCTCTGCCATGCTTAGGCAGTGGGCTTTGAGTTGGCTAAGCTTCACATCGCTTGTGCCTTCCTTAGCATCGATGTCGCTAGCACACCGTGAGGCTTTGATTAGCCAACCCTGCCGCGTGGCTGTCCTGACATCGTAGCGCTCGATGTTAGCAGGCCCCATGTCTACCCATGTAAGCCGTGGATTCGATGCGCCATCCTCAATACTGAAGCCTTGAAACTGGTACGCCGGGTAGACCGGATAATCGGGTTGTGTCGTGCCTGATGTACCAGCAACCCTGCATTCGTAAACCCTGCCGTTAGGAATACTAGGAACTACACGATCACCAACAGAGTAAGCCGTGCTTACAGCCCAAGTGGTGAATCGGGAGTAGGAATCCAAGATGCTCCCTATGTCGGTGGTGGACATCTGCGGATAACTTTGGGCATCAACAAAAAGTGATACCTGCGCTATCGCTTCGGCTCGTGTCATCATGCTCCACTATCCCACATATAAAGAAAGCCCCCGGCACGTCTGCCGAGGGCTTGAGTAGAACCGATCCGCTTAGGAAGCGGTTGTGGTTGCGAGGACGATGAGCGAACCAGGGACACGGCTGGAAGCAGTCGCGTTCACGTTTCCAACGTCATGCGCGTTGAAAGCGAACCGCTCTGTTGCCTTGTAGGTAAGCGCGTCTTCGACAAACTTGACCTGATCGGAAACCTCAACAGTCATTGCGCGGCGGTCACCGAATGCTACACCCTTAGTAAGGTCACCAAGGATTGCAACCGGGGTTGTTGCAGCTGGGGACTTAGGCATATTCTGTACCCACTCGATTGGATAGCCAAAGAGTGTAGGTGCTTGGGTGTATGCGTTCTGAATGTCGAGGATTGCGTTACCGCCAAGAGCGATAAGTTTGTCCGCAACACCGTTAAAGAACAGGTCTTTATGCATATACCACTTGGCATTGTCTGCGTACGTTGGCAACTTTGCAACCATCGACTGGAAGTTAGCCAGTGTAAAGTTGCTGAATGCAGCACCGGAAAGTGCAGCACCAAGAACAACACCAGCGATGTTAGCCTTGGTAGCGTTCAAGCCGTAGACAGCATTGAGGATACCGGTGATGCTTCCATAAGTGGATGTACCGTCACCGTTGAAACAAGCGTTATCCTCTTCCTTAGCAATCGCATATGCCATGTCACGGGCAAGTGCAGCACCAAGGTCAATGACGGTATCTTCGCCGAGTTCCTTAGATGCAATCGTAAGGACTGCAAGTTTCTTTGCGGACAGGGAAACCTGCGCGAAAGTCAGCTGCGAATCGGTGATTGCTGTTGCTTCGGAAGCATAGTAGACCGTGGTGCTACCGGTTGCACTTGGAACCAAAAGGGTATCCGAGGACATCGGGTAGATACGGGAGTTACGGCGAGCAACACCGTACATTTCACGGAGGTAGATGAGATCCGACGAAACGATGTTAGGAACCGTAAAACCACCGGCAGTATCTGTGCCTTCGTTCTGTGCCTTCATGTGTCCGTTGGACTGAAGCCACTTTGTAGCGGACTTGACACCGGCGAGGTGGCGAGCGAACTGACCAAAGGTGTAAGCCTTCAAGTTCTTCTCGTCAGCGGATCCGTTAAACGGATTGCGCTGAACGTTGATGCCGCCCTTCCAAGGCTGAGGGTCAACCGCAGGTGTTACGACAGGAGCGGAAGCGCCGAGGCTCTTAATCGTTTCTACGCGCTCTTCGATGTTCTTTGCTTCGGCCATGATGCTCTTGACCTGTGCGAGGTCACCATCACCGGAAGCCAGCTCACGGGCTGTAGCCAAAAGCGTTTCACGCTTGGCTGTCAGTTGTTCAATATTCATAGTTGTGTTAGCAACTCCAGACGTGCCAGCAGTTCCTGGCGTTCGTCATTGTCATGGGCTTTCGCCTCTACTACGATGGACGGCTGCTCTTCCGGCTGGTCTGCATCCCGCAGAGAATCCCAGACAACGGGAGCCAAACGCTTGGCGCTTGACCGTGATAGACCGACTGCATCCCGCAGCCGACGTTCAACACCCCGCAGGGAAGCGGGTTGTACGCTTTTCATTCCGTGCATGGCGTATAGCCCCTTAGCACGTCGAGCAAATTCATCAATGATGGCATCCGCCATAGTCTGATCGGAAACCATCTCGATAGCCCCGCAGAGCGCATCGTAGTAGGCTTCAAGCCCTTCATGGATAAGGTCACCTTCAGACTCGTTGAAGACCGATGCGGCGTATTCTTCCGGGGATTGCTCAGGCATTGGAGCCATGACCATCTCTTCTTCTTCCATCATAGGCTCCATGCCGTAATACTCCTTTAGGCTTTTGACGCTGTTACGATACTCGGCAGGTGTAGGTGTGATGCTTGCTTCAGCGATAGGCCAGCGTGTGATTTCAGCGGCACCGCCCATGCTCTTACGCTCTACCAGATGACCAGCAGCACCGGAACTAAATCCCATCTTGCCTTGCTTGCAGAGCTTCGCGATCATCGATCCGTATTCATCGGCCATGTCGAGCTGCGCCTCATACCATAGCCCGGTATCGTCCATCTTGATGTAGCCTGTACCGATAGACTTCTTGCCTACCATGCTATCCATACCGTGGTGGTAGTACACATTCAAAGGGACTCGCTGCCCTTTGGCAACCGGGAAACCGTAGTCCGTTGACTTAGTAAAATAGTCACCTTCAAGGTCAGCGTTCTTGGTATCACCAAAGCGCACCAGATAGCCCTTGACGTAGCCAAGCCTGTCGCTCTTGATACCGTCTACGGAAGATGTCAGCAAGTCCATACACCCACTATCCCACAGTGCATTTTTCATAGGTAGGTCGT